GCTCAAACTTTTACTGCCACGCAAACGCTAAGTTCTGGCGTTGTGCTTTCCAACTCTAATTTGACAACCATTAAAACTGCCACTTTTAATTCGCAAGTTGATTTGGTTGGCACAAGCGGAACCATTGCAATCGATTGGAGCGCTGCTCAAAACTATCGCCAGCCAGAGCCCACTGGAACAATTACTTACACATTTACATCACCTCCTGGCCCTTGCCATTTGCAGCTCTTCATTGATTCGGACGGTAGCAGCACGGCTCAAACAGTTAATTGGCCTGGTACTGTCACCTTCCTTGGTTCCGCCTGGGAAGGAGCAAATAATAAAAAGGCCGCAATCAATCTGTGGTACGATGGTACAAATTATTTTGCCATCGGCACTAACCAGCCTTGAGGAGGAATAAATAATGGCTAATCGTTATTGGGTGGGTGGCACTGGCACTTGGGATAGTTCAAGCACCGCCAACTGGTCGGGAACTTCTGGCGGGCTCGGAGGAGCCTCTGTTCCCACCAGCGCTGATGATGTTTATTTTGACGCCAATAGTGGAGGCGGAGTATGCACAATTGGCGGCGCCAGTGTTGATTGTAACAGTTTGACCACAGTTGGATATACCGGGTCATTCTATAGTTCTTCGTTTCCAAGGGTAACCGCGTGGTCTGGAGGAATTAATCTGGGGGCGCAAACGTGGAACTCAAAAATAGAAATACAAGTCCTGGGAGGGACCGTTATTATCAGCCCGTCCGCCACCCTTGGAGACTCGTTAATTCTCAATTCAAGCCAAGCGGCAATAACACTCCAGTCCAACATAAACATGACCACTTTTCCGGGTCGTGTTTACATAACCCGTGGCGCCTACCCGTTTTCCTTTTCTGGTGTAACGAGCTTGCAAGGAAATAATCGCGTTTCACTGTCCGCAAGCGGCGGGTCCTTAAGCCTTGGCTCTATTAGCACTAGTTGTAGCACCTTGGAGCTGATTGCTTATAGCAGCGGATCAATATCTGGGTCAGGCAGTCATAGCTTTAGCACTCTATACATAGTCGGGCAGGTCAATGTACCGCTGCCAAGCACTATAAATACACTGTACAATACGGGCTACGGCAACGGCACCCCAACGCTCCCCAGCCCCTTAACAATTCAGAGGTGCATCATTTCAGCACCGTTTAATACGCTAACCTTGAATGTACCCTACGCTTATTCCTATACTTCCTGCGAGTTCGATATTTTGGGATATGTTGCTGCTTTGAACATCGGGGAGCCATTCCCAGGATTCAGATTATCATCAATCAATACAAACGCTGCTGTAGGCGTGCTATCCATCACCCCGTCCATATCCGGCAGTGAAGTTCGGCTTGCTAGCGACTTCAGGGTGAACACCTTGAACATAAACGGCCCCCCCGACAGAGTAAATATAGTCAGCTCAACAAACGGAACGCGGCGAAGGCTGACAGCCACCAGTTTTAGTCTTGCCGATATTGCGTGGCGTGATATTGAGGCCGCGGGGACAATTCCATTCACTGGAACAAATTTTGCAGATTTGGGCAATAATCTAAACATCGACCTCCCCGTCGCAGGCGGGTCTGGATTCTTTTTTGGGAGCAACTTCTAATGTATGCACTTGTTTCTAACGGCATCGTCACCAATTCCAATCTTTCGTTAAATATTTGGCGAAGCGAGCATCCACAAATCTCACTGCCCGCTTTTCCTACGGAAGAACAGCTCAATGAGCAGGGTATTTACACAGTAGAACCGGCTCCACAGCCTTCTATTGACCACACGCAAAGCGCGGAAAGCTCCGTAGTGTTTAACGGAACAAGCTGCGTTCAAGAATGGTCAGTGAGTGACGCCAGCGAGGAGGAAATTGCTTCTCGCACAGCGTCTCAATCCAAAGCCGTTCGCGACGACCGCAACCAGCGTCTAACAAATTGCGACTGGACCCAGCTTCCCGATGCGCCGGTCAATACCGAATCTTGGTCTGAATATCGCCAAGCCTTGCGTGATATTCCCGAACAGGCTAATTTCCCTTGGGACATTATTTGGCCTGATGAGCCCGCAGCTTGATCAGTGTCGTCCCGCCCTCATAGTGAACAAGACTTTAAGGGCAAATTGCAACAAAGTATTGACGAGCTTTTACTAGACTGACAATGCGCTTTTATCAGCCATGATTTCCCCGGCCTCTTACGACACCTACTGAGATGCCCCGTAACCAGAAGATCGTCTTCCGGCAAGGCACCACAACCCCCAGCGCTCCAGACTTTGAAGTCGGCGAACCCGCATGGGACAAGCTGGCCAAGAAGTTCTACCTCAAGGCCGCGGACGGCACGATGGTGGAGATTGCCAGTGGTTCTGGCGGCAGCGTCACCATCGGCACTAGCGCGGCGGACATCCTGAGCGCTAGCAGTGGCGAGATCAGTGCCGACGACGCAGGCGCCGACAAACTTGTGTTCTGGGATGACTCAGCGGGAAAGCTGACCTACCTCACGCTGGGCACCAACCTCAGCATTACTAACACTACGCTCGATGCCACTGGTGGCGGTGGTGGATCGGTTGGTGTTGACCCTGTTATTGCCGGGATGATCTTCTAATGGCTGCACCGAACCTCAAGGCACCAACGAGTATCACGGGAAAGACGGCACGCTATGCCGTCACCACCACACTCGCCGCCGCGCTGAGCAATGCCGCCGCCAGTGGCAAGGTGCTCAAGATCAACAGCATTTTCTGCGCGAACGTGGATGGCGCCAGTGCTGCAGACATCAGCGTGAGCATCTACGACGGCACGACAGATCGTTACCTCGCTAAGACTATCGCCGTGCCTGCTGACGCTACGCAAATACTCAGCACCAAAGAGACATATTTCTACTTGGAGGAAGGCGACTCTATTCGTGCTCTTGCAAGTGCAGCCAGCGACCTAGAGCTGGTCATCGGATATGAGGAGATTGCGTGATGAACCTTGGTCGCATTGGTGCTAAGAATGACAGAACCGATAGGTCAGGCGTTTACACGCTAGGCGACAGTCTTAATCACAAGAAAAAAACTGACTCACTGGAATATTACGTTTGGCGCAAAAATTACAGCTCTTTTCTTAACATTGGTAGGCCCAAGCCCGTTTATGGGGACAATGGGTACAAATTGTATATTGCCGATGGAAATTCGCCGATTAATGCCTACATAAGACAATACGAACTTTCTGTTCCATATGATCCAGATACTGCATCATATTCTGGTAATCAGTTAGCAGTTCAGTATGTTGACACAGAGATTGGATGCAGTTTTAGTTATGATGGCACAATAATGTACCTTTTTGGTGCTTCTAATCCAAGTAGCCATCACCCACCAACAACATATGACCTATCAACTGCCTGGGACATAACAACTGCAGTTCCAAGAGTAAAAACATTATATCCCGGCACCGGTAATACGACTGGAATTTATGTTTCCCCGAATGGGACGCGACTATACATATGCGGCTCCAGTGTTGATGCTGTCGATCAATACGATATTGCGACTGCTTGGGATATTAGTACGTCTAGCTATGTAAGACGATTTAGTGTATCTGCTCAGGAGACTGTTCCGCAGGGAGTTGAGTTTAAACCTGACGGAACAAAAATGTATGTTTGTGGCAGTACCGGAGATGATGTCAATGAATACAGTCTTTCAACCGCATGGGACATAAGCACAGCTTCATTTGTTCAATCTTTTAGTGTCTCCGCTCAAGAAGCTGTACCAACAGGAGTCCGTTTCAAGCCCGATGGCACGCGGATGTACGTTTGTGGCAGCTCTGGAGATGATGTTAATGAATACAGCCTATCGACTGCTTGGGACGTAAGCACTGCTAGCTATGTGCAAAGGTTTTCATTTAGTGGCTATGAAAGTGTAGTAGAAGGATTGGCATTTAATGCTAATGGTACGAAAATGTATACATGTGGGACTGCAAACGATGGAGTAGTTGAGTATAGTCTTTCAACCGCATGGGACGTAAGCACGGCTTCATTTGTTCACAATACAGAACGATTGGTGGAAAATATTAATGATGTATTTGTTGGAGGCAGTGATAACTATCTCTTTACCCATTCCAATTATCACGACGTTCTCTTTCAATACACCATGAAAACACCGGGCAGCACGTCACAGCTTGATGGTGTGCTGCAGGCAACAACAACTACCGAATCGTATAAACGCATAGCATTTACTCAGGTAAGCCCAGACGGAACAACGTTTTTAGCTTGCTACGGCACCCCAAGTTACCTTGTCAAATACTCTTTATCGACTCCATTTGAGCTGCATACCGCGACATATGATAGCTTAGTCAATCTATCATCCCTTTCAGGCGAATCGCTTGTTTGGAATGGCAGCCTTAGCGAAGATGGTAAAGATTTCTATTTTGTCGGCAATAGCACACGATCTGTATACAAAGTATCTTTTTCAACACCTTGGGACATAACAGGGGCAAGCATTAAAATGCAACGAATTAATTTGTACTCTTCTACTAATAACTCAAATGCAGACTACGAAACTCTAACGACCCCTCTTTATTATGGAGCAGGTGGAGTAAGCGCGATCGAGGGGATTGCAGTCAGTAAAGATAGATCCTTTATATTTATTACTTCTAACGTAGGGTTTCATTTGTATAAAATGTTGACATGACCCTCTACTCCCTCCACGGCGCTCGCCCTGAGCCCCTGCCCTTTCGCATCACGCTACCCAACGGGCTCACACGCACCGACCCTTCAACCTTCACCGAGGACGAAATCCTCGCCGCCGCTTCTTCCGGAGATAGCGAATCCTTGGCCATACTCTTGAACGACTTGATTACTGCAGCCCGAGAGCCTCGGTAACCTAGGTCATGGCCATCAACTTCCCGTAGGGACCGGCAGCAGTGCTATCGCTTCCTTGCGCCATCGCGTAGGTGCCGTAAGTGGCCGCCATGATTCAGACCTGCGGGTAGACGTAGTTGAAGACTCGGAGCACCATGTTGTCACTGTAGCGAAAGCCTAGTATGGGGCTTGATAACGACACAGAGCTTGTTAACATAGAAGAAAACTTTGTTGTATTGTGGACCCGGCAAAATACGACATCACAATTCACCAAGGGGCCACGTTTGAGCTGCCTGTGCATTACAAGGATGGTGATGGCAATAGCGTAAACATGAGTGGCTATACAGTTGAAGGTAGTGTGTATGATCGTCTCGGTACGACAAAATTAGCAGATTTCACTAATTCTTGGACGGTTCAAGCCAGTGGTCAATTCACCTTATCCATTCCTGCATCGACCACTGCGACGATGAGTGGAATTGCGCAATATGACGTGCTAATTACTGAGCCAAGTAATAGCAAATTCTATTTACTAGAAGGATCGGCTATCGTAAATCCAGGACTCACTGGAAGAAGTTGATGCAATTTTCAATTGTACGATCTGCATCGCCAAGTCTTTCAATTTCTGGCACTACAAATGCAGTGGTTGTTCAACAACCACAATCTAGTGTTGTGGAAGTGGCGTCTCCCGGCCCTCAAGGGCCAGGTTTTGTTGGAACCGTTTTCATGGACATTGACACCATCGAAACACTTACTTCGGGAGACACTGGAAGTTTATTAGTCTGGAACGGCAGTCAATACACTGCTACTAATATTCTTTCAGGCAATCTTACCGTCGTTGGAGGTGCTTTCTAATGTCTGATGCGGTGACAATTAAAATCAAACGGCGAGCCAGTAGTGGCGCTGCCGGAAGTCCAAGTTCTCTGAAAAGCGGAGAGCTTGCATTTAACGAAAATGCAAGCGACAAAAAACTTTACTATGGCTATGGCGATGATGGCAATGGTACTGCCACGTCAGTTATTGCAATTGCTGCGGAACAAATTCCGAATGCAGGACTAGTAAATAGCAGCGTTACTATTAACAGTCAATCCTTGAGTCTTGGTGGCTCGTTGACGCTTGATACAGACAACATCAACGAAGGTTCCACCAATCTTTATTACAGCGATGCTAGTGCTCGTGCCGCCATTTCAGGAGACGCCTCAACTGGCTTAAGCTACAACAGCTCTACTGGTGTGGTGCTGCTATCTGGCATCCCCAACGCATCGTTAACAAATAGTTCTATCACTATTAATGGTTCAGCCATTGCGCTTGGAGAATCTGTAAGCACAAGCTTTAGCGCTAGTGATGGTTCAGTTTCGACAACCATTGCCAATGGCGATACGCTCACCATTCAGGGCACTGCCAATGAAGTCAGTGTTTCCAATAGTAGCGGCACTCTTACTGTTGGCCTACCAGATGACGTTACCATTGCAAGCGGCTTAACAGTTGGAGGCAATTTAACTGTTAACGGCACTGTTTCAACAATTAACAGCACCACTGTCACTGTTGACGATAAAAATATCGAACTTGGTTCTACGGATTCGCCCACTGACACCACTGCAGACGGCGGTGGCATCACGCTAAAGGGCGACACTGATAAGACTATTAATTGGGTGAATGCAACCGACAGTTGGACTTTCAATCAAAGCATTAACATCATTGGTAGTGGCTATGGCTTGAATATTGGGGGCACTGAAATTGTTACGTCTGATAGGCAGTTGATTAACGTGACGCTTAGCGGGATTACTGTTGATGGCGGCACTTTTTAATCATGGGACAAATTCGCGTTAACGACGAGCAGTTTGAAACTGGCATCGTCGCTGACCATCGGGGTCAGCTCCTATCAGTGGGGCCTGACAGTGGCGTAGTCGATGCATTCGGCAGGCAGCGCGTAAGTGAGCCGTTCACGCTGTTTGACAGCACGATGCGCTTTGATGCGCGTCCTGATCTATGGTTTACAGCACTTGCAGGCGGTGGCGCCGTTACTTATCTGCCCAATCAGAGTTCACTCTCCATGGCTGTCACCACCAATGGTGACAGCGTGCTGCGTCGTTCCAAGAAACGCTTTCCCTATCAACCAGGAAAGAGCTTGCAAATCTTGCAAAGCTTTGTAGGTACCACTCCCGTTGATGGCCTTGTTCAGGAATGTGGCCTGTTCGATGATGACAATGGCATTATGGTGCGAGTGAGTGGCACCACTGTGCAGTTTGTCATTCGCGGGAAGTACAACGGCGCTGTCCAAGAAACAGTCATCAACCAAGACGATTGGAACATCGATACATACGATGATTTAGATGTTTCTAAGTCCAACATCTTCACCGCCGACATTGAATGGCTTGGCGCTGGTCGTGTGAGACTTGGTTTTGTTGTTGATGGCGAATACAAATATTGCCATGAGCAGAATCATGCCAATGCCATTGATCACGTTTATATGACCACGGCTATTTTGCCGTGCTCCTATCGGATTGCCAGCACTGGTGCTGCAGGCACCATGAAGCAAATCTGCACCAGCGTGCAAAGTGAAGGTGGATATGAGCCCTCTGGCCCCATCTACATCGCTGGTCGTGGTGCAACCGGCGTGGCTGCTATCTCCACTGAGCAAGTAGTGGCTGGCATCCGCATGGCAAGCGGTCGCACCGGTAATGTGATTATGCCCACGCAAGTGGACGCATCAATTGAAGGCAATACAACGGCGCTTTGGCGCCTGCGCCTCAATCCGACCATTACCAGTGGCACTTGGACTGCAGCAGACAATGGAAGGGGCAATGTTCAAACACTCACTGCCGCTACACTCTCTGGCGGCACCGTAGTGGCTGCTGGCCTCGTTGGAAGCCGTGGAAGCACTGTATTTAATGCTGAGTCTGCATTGAGCCTTGCTTTGGGCATCGATGAGAATGGCGCGTCAGATATTCTGGTGTTGACAATGGAAGCCGACAGCTCCACGAAAGGCTTAGGCGTGTTGGGGTGGCGTGAGCTGGTGTAGCCGCTAGGCTACGCCGCATGGAGCCCATTACCAAGCCAGAAGTGCAGGAGATGATTGATGCTGCCATTAGGCAGCACAATCGCAATGCCGGCATCATCTCAACGGTGGTGGGCTGGGCTGTATTGGCCTTCTATGCTGACGGCCTATTTCGCATTGTCCAGCGATGATTTCGTTGCCAAAGATGAGCGGTGATTGGCGGCAGCAGCACGTTGATGCCATCTCCGATAGTCTGCACGAATTCATCACTGATGGTGGTGCAGAGGCTGCGCATGAAGCACTTTGCGACGCCATAATGTCTTGGATTGATTACCACCAGAAAGAGCTGAACGAATGGCGCTATTTGGCGGCACGTCTAAACCTTCCTTTGCCCAACGCCTCTATTCCTTCTTCCGAGGAGAGCAGCGAACCAAAGCCCTAGAAGAGCTGCGTCAATCAGTCCAGGAGCGCACCAAGCAACTGGCGATTGAGGATTATGAATGGTGGAATGCGTTGCCTCATGAGGAACGCCTACGGGCGTTCCGTAGCGTGTGCCGGCGCATCCATCAAGGGGATGTAATTGAACATGGATCCTATCGCCATGTTCTTTATGAAGTGTTTGGTTTTAATGGTGATGCTTATGTAGATGGCATGGACTGCGGCTACATGGACATTCACAATCTCATCGCGAGGGGGTCTGAGGAGGCTCCCCATCGAGAGTCCACGTAATTCTCATTTCGCCGCCTAATGCCCTTACAGCATCACTTGCATGATCAGGAGCCTTGTGCTCAATCATCACAGATGGCACCGTTGCGTTGGGCAGTGGCGTTATTTTTGATGCTGGGAACAGCTCTTGTGCTTTCGTGGCCAGCTTCTCGGAAACGTCATTACGATGTTCCGCCTCCCATCGTTCTACCAAAGTCTTCGCTTGTTTATCAACGGCATCTAGTGTGTTTGCCGTTTTCCATTCCGCCCAGTCAGGGCGGCACCACTCCATTAGACGTTTAAGGAAAGGATTGGTTGCCAAAGAAGGACGAAGCTGGACCAGAAGAAGGCCCAACTCATAAATAAGAGCGTTTAGCCAGCTCTCAAAGCTCATCCTTCCTGGTAAACGCTGATGAAGATGCTGCCGCTCTTTAGAAGCGGCATCACAAAATCACGCAGATGGGCGTTGTGCATGCGAACGCAACCATGCGTAGCCAGAAGGGGCTGTATGGGCGCCCAAGCACCTGGCCAGCCATTACCACTGCCACCGCCGTGCAGCATGATTCCTGCCCGTCCATTGTTGCGCTCCTGGCCCTCTAGGTCGATTAGATCGAGGCTGTACCAGCCATAAGCCATGAGCGTGCGATCAAACGCAGGCTTGTCACCATTGATTTCGTAATCACGGTAGACAGTGCCTACTTTGTAGAGACCGGGCGGAGTGTCAGTATTGCGCAGTTTCCATTCATAGTCACTGCCTTGACCCCGCGCCAGTGCAGGAAGCTCCCATAGGAGCCTCCCTTCAGAATTGAAGCATTTGGCAGTTTCTACAACGTCATTAACGACGATGTGATGGTCACCAGCTTTGAAGCCAAATTCACGCGGGGATTTCTTAGGGCCGATCATGGGAGATGTGCGAGTTGATTCAGGAGCATATTCCTTCATCAATCGCGATAATTTAGCAGGATAATTTGGATCCGTAGCATACGACTGCTCCTTAAGCATTCGTGCTGCGGTGTAACGATTAGGGGCGCG